GCACCTGCCGACTCTCCTTGCATAGTAAACAAAAAGCTGCAAATCTGGCCTAGGGCTGATGTAAGATGTTTAGGAGAAGCTGTCTGGACTTTGCCAGGAACACCTCCAAACCCAAATTCAAGGAGCTGGAGAAGATCCCATCCCATACAGTAGGGAGCCAATTGACCCAAGTCATGTATGTGTATAAGTCCCTTTTCATGGGCTCCAGCTGCTGTCTTTGGCAACAAGGAGAACCAGTACTTCTTTGAGGCCAGAGAGGACAAATGGAAATCAAGGCCTTGTAATGAGTACGACGAGTTAGAGTTCTCCCGGACCATCCAATCTTCGTCTTCAATATATTTTCTTATTGCATCAAGCATCTAGGTCTCCTATTCTTTGATTTGAGATGGATTAACTCGATATTTGGACAATTCTTCTGGAAAATCTTTGTCTGGAATTGGAGTGAAGACCTTTCCAGACAAGGTATCCTTTGTTATTTGAACATCTCGGATTTGCCAGTTGTCTAAAGGAATATGATTGCACACAAGAATATCTGCCATAGCCCTTAGAGTCCTAGAAGTGTGGAATTCTTTACAAGCGGTTGTTCTAATTAAGAATCTGGTAGATGATGTCCTTAGAAGCCGAAGGGCTGTTATGAAACCAGCCATACCCAAATCCCCAGTGTCTTCACCTGTCCTGAGTCCTGCTACTTTACAGTAGTTCAAGCCTTTGAAATCAAGAGCCACATAATCAACAAGATCAGCAAACAACAAAAAAGACAGTTCCCAAGGGTATGCTCCACTAGTGTCAATTTTGAGCCATAAATAATTTTCTTTTGCAAACTCAGCAATTCCTTCCACTATCTTGGGGGATGCCATAGGTTCCCCTCCTGATACAACCAGACAAGACAGGAGACGACTGTGTTGTATCTGCTTAAGTATTTCTCCCCAAGGAACCAACTGGTCTTCGGAACCAGTAAATTTTACTAGATGATGATTGTGGCACAACGGGCACCGATAGGGACACCCAGGTATGAAGACCTCGGCTGCTATTGTACCTGGAATAGCATCCAGAACAGTAAGAGGCAAAAAACCCAACAGAGTCTCATCAGTAAGAGGAAGGCTAGTTGGCATTCTTTTTCCAGTCATTGTAAACCTACTTTCATAAACCTACTCCAAAGAAGTAAGTTGTTCATTCTTGTTTTCCCAAACATCTCCCCTAGGAAGAGATTCTGTTAGCCTCTTCCTCATAGCTCGAAGTCTTCTGGCCAGAAGGTCTTGAATGAGGGTAGGAAGAGGAAGATCAGTCATGCTTTGGGTCTCCTGATTATCTCTATCTCTTCATTTTGAGCTTGAAGTTTCCTGTCTCTCTGAAAGTCCTGAAAGTATGAAGTCCAGTATTTCCTTCTTCCATTTGTCTTCATATGGCATCTATGGCAGAGAGTTATTAGATTCCAAGGATCATTGTTCTTCTTGTTGTAATCTATGTGATGAACATCAGGAAGCTTTCCATTTCCACTTCCTTCTCCACACAATTGACAGATATGACCATCTCGTTCTCTGATTCTTTCTTTGAGAATGTTGTTGAACTCAAGGCTATACTCTTCAGAGGAAATTCCTCCTTTCCAATTTGGATTGAGATTTCCAAATTGATCTGGATGATTATCTCTCAATTTCTGCTTGTGATCTTCAGAAAGATGTTTGCCAAAGAAGGGATGATTTTCACCAGCCTGAAGCCCTATATGAGACTCGGAACACTTTTTCTTAGTGTCTTCAGACATAGGAACTCCCCGTCGAGAAGATGGCTTTCCGTACACAGGATTATTCTCCCCTTGTTGCGTACAGAAGCATCTTGTTTCCACTTCTTTGTATGCTTATGACCATAAAAAGGAGCTAACTCTCTAGTCATCCCATATATAGGATTGTTCTCACCAGACATACGTCGTGAATGTTCTTGTTTCCACTCTTTGGTATGGCATTTGCCTAAATGGGCTTCACTATTCTTTATTTTAGCTTCTTCTGTATGATGTTTGCCAAAGAAGGGATTGCTCTTTCCTTCCACACGCTCAGAAGCATCTTGTTTCCACTTCTTTGTATGCTTATGACCATAAAAAGGATTGTTCATCCCAATCCTTTTTCCAGACATCTTGGCTTTAGTTTCCTCTGTATGATGCCAGCTCATTCCTATCTCTCAATTCTCTGAACACAATAACCTAGATATCCCCTGCTCCTTCACTGCAGTCCAACATTTTGAGAAGAGCTGCTGGAATGCTGAATTATGGGTCACAACTAGTAAAGTTCCCACTTGCTTGGCTTCTTCTCTTAGTAGATTTACAAGCCGCTCTGCTCCTATGGAATCTACATTATCCAGAACTTCATCTAGGGCTAGGAACTCAAAACCTCCTCGACCCCTCTGCAAAGCGACACGCCTCAAAGCAAAGAGAATTATGTGGTCTATCCTGGCCTTCTCCCCTTTGGAAATGGCCTTGTATTCAGGGCCTCCTTGAGGATTTGTAACCGACAAGCTTAACTTCCTCCGAGATTCTTTGGAAGCTAACTGTGTTGTAGATGAGAAGGACACTTTTAATCTAGAGTCAGTCAATTTGGCTGAATAATGTCCTGACCACTTATTTAAGGCTCCAATCATTCTCTCAAGGACATAAGAACGTATCCCAGTATTTCCAAAGGCTACTTCCCAATACCTAAGAGCCGGAAGCCATTCCTCAATTTCTGCTATTCCTGAATCATAGGATTGATCAGCCTTTCGGAGCATTTCAAGCTTAGCCTTTGCCTCTGCAGCTTGTCTGATATAATATGTCCTGTTGTTCTCTACTCGTTCTAGTTCTTTTGTCTTAGATACATAGTCCGAACGCCAGGACTCTTGCTGCCTAGCTGATTCTTTGAGTTTGTCTATCTGTCTCCTAATAATTGAAATTTGTTCCTCTACATGAGACAATTGAGATTCCTTGTCTTTTTGCATCTTCTCAAGACTCTGGAATCTTCTTTCCAAATCTTGTAAATTAGTTTCCACAAGAGAGATTTTTGATTGAAGATCATAATGATCTTTTGTAAGAAGCTTTGTAATCTTCCGAACATCTTTAGATTCAATAGGTCTGAGACAAACAGGACAGTCCCCTTGAAGGGTCTGAGCATCATCAATCTTCTGGGTGATAATCTGCTGTTGCTTATCCAACAAACTCCACTCAGAGTTCTTGGCTCGTAAATCACCGTTGACTGTTTTGACTCGATCAGAAGTTTTCTTGATGCCCTCTTTCAACACTCGTTGTTCTTGTAGTAAACTAGATTCTTTTAGACTTTCCTTGGAAACATCAACCTCAGTAACCTTCCTGGTATTGCTTATCTGTCTCTTAAATTGACGAACAACTCTTGCCAGATCATCCCGAACCTCTGTCTCTTCTGTGAGTTTGGACATCATGTCTTGAAGGATTTCCTCTGTGTCCTCTATCCTCTGAACCTGTCCATCTTTTTGGGAGTGAAGCAACTCTCTAGAGGTCAAAAACTCTCTCAAGCCTTTCCGAACCTCTGAGAGATTTGATGAAAAATCTGGTAGAGATAACAGGCTCTCAAGGATGTCCTTCTGTTCCTTGTCTGTCGCTGCCGCTATGAGGGTTATTCTGTCTTCTCCCAAGACGACTGTATTGAGGAAAACTTCCCACGTGACCCCCATAAGTTGTTCTAAAAGAGTCTGAGTCTCCTTAATAGTTCCGAGGGTTAGAGATTTCTCATCCCTCTGCAAGAGGAGGGTTGTTCCGAACTCAGGGTCTGACCTATACCTGTCTACTATGATCCGACGCCCGTCCGGGCAAAGGAGGCCAAGAGACCCGTGACAGGATTTCTCACCTTGTCGAACAATAGAGTTACCCGTGATTCCCCTCATTGTCCTTCCAAATAGTGTCCAGCATATAGGCTCCAACAAAGCCGATTTACCAGACCCGTTGGAGGAGGAGAAACCCGAGTCTCTGTTCTCTCCAGTTATTAGCACTAAGCCTTGGTCCTTGAGATTGACATCCAGAGTCTCATAGCTGAGAATGTTTTCTGCTCGTAGGTATTCAATCTTCATTACTAGAACTCCCTTCTTTGTACCCTTGAGATACCTCTTCCAGAAAACCTGAGTAGAAGGATGATCGTCGGACAAAATCCAAATACTCTCCATCTATTTCCCCATTTGGAGGGACAATCTTTAAATACTCAATTACAATTTCATCTGTTGAGAGATCAGCAGAGATACCTATTTCCTCTTCTGATAAATTGACATCTGAAGTGTCTCCAACTCCTATAACATCTACACCTAATGCTCCCCTCTTCAGGAGAGTCCGTCTAACTGTTGCTACTTGGTCTTGGTCAGATATTTCTACTCTGACAAACTGATTTTCCACATCAGACGTATTGATCTCATCCTCTGAGATAACTTTGAATCCTCCAATCTCTACTGGAACAGGAATTGATTTTACTGAGAATCTCCCATCTCTGGTAGTATGCAATAGGATCACTCGTTTCCTCTGTTCACACTCTCCAAAGTTTTGCTGGATAGGTGAACCTACATACACTACATTCTTAGAGAGTTTCTGGGGTGTGTGATAATCTCCTAAGAACACATAATCAAAATCCTCTGCTCGGAGGGCCTTCAGAGGAACACCCTCTTGACTGAGGTAGTCAGAAGGTCCCATCTTCCCACCAATGACTGATAAATGGCCTATCAGGAAGTGTAAACCTTTGCCACTTTGAGCTTTGGAAGCCATCCTTTCGATGGTTTGATCTACAGTTTGTACAAAAGGATTGTAGGGCACAAAATGGAAATAGACATTCTTGTCAACCTTAGATACAAGAGTTTTGGGTTGTAAAACTACTTGTGTTTTGTGTGCAAATACCTGGAGACTACTTACTTCTCCAACTTGGTCTAGTTGATCATGTTGCCCAGCTAGAATAGTTACAGGAACTATTTTAGTAAGATTGTGTATAAACTCGAAGCCCAGGAGCAAAGGTTCAACCCCAATGCTTGATCGTGAGTGCCAGTAGTCCCCGGCTACAATTACCTGATCTACTTTGTGAAAGTTTACTTGTTCCAAAAACCATTTGAAGAACTCATTAAGCATTCGGAGACGTTCATACCCAAACTGTGGGTATCTATGTATATGGAGATCTGCAAGGATGAGAGTTTTCATGTCTATTCTTCTTTCACTGCTTCAAGGACAACCTTCAGCTTGTCAATAGCCATGTAAATATCCCTGGTGTTTCTCTTCTCAACAACTTCCTTTGCTGCCTCAAGCAGCCGGTCTTTCTGATCTTCTACTCTCTCAGTCTCAATAGGTGGAAGTCCTCCTGCATCTAGAGGCTGATTGTCATCTTTCACATAATCTGTCATCCTCTTCTCCTTCTCATTGGCACTAGATTTAGATATTATTGTAGTATCCTCTTTGATTCCCTTACTCTTCATGATTTTGTCTCGGCATTTGGTCGAACAGCAGCGTATCAAGTTCACTGGGTCGAACCAGTTGGTCAAGTGGTAGCAGCCTTCACAATAGTAAGGGATAGGACTATGGAACATAACCGGGTCTGTCCCGACTGGTGTCTCGGCCCCCACGGGGATGCTAGGATACATATTATTGAACTTCACAACCTCAAGTCTCCCACAGGATTAGTCATTCCAGAAAAGGCTTCTCGCCATGCATTGAACGAGACAATTACACTTGCAAATTGATATTTTTCACAAAGACTCTTGAAGGCTCCCAAGTCTGGAGACACCCATTCAACTTCTGAAAGAGCATGTTTCGCCTTCTCAACAATCTTTGCCTCACAACCTAATCTCATTAAATGGATATTTCTAAGGATATCATATCGACCAATATGGATCTTTTTCACAGCGGTCTGAACACGTTTGGGGACAGTATCATCCGGTTTAGCTTCCAGGATCTTACTCAAAGTCTTGTAGTGCCCAATAACAGCCTTGGCCGTTATTTTTCCAACTCCTTGGATCCCAGGTATAGAATCTGAGGTATCTCCAATCAGGAGCCTACTCAGGAAATACTGGGCGGGGGTCTGTTCCAATTCCTTTTTGATCAACTCAGGAGTGTAAAGACGCTCCCTTATAGGATGGAACAGAAATACTCTACTATTCACCAATTGAACAAAGTCCAAGTCATTGGAAATTATTATGACTTTGTCAGCAGTAGAATGAGATGCTTCAGCAATAATGTCATCAGCTTCTACTCCTCGTTCCATAGCAGATGCAACTCCGATCAGAGACAGTGCTTTTTGTAATATACCAAGCTGAGATATGAACACAGCAAAATCGTCTTTTTCCCCTTTGTGGCGTTCTCTCCTTCCAGACTTGTAACCTGGATATATTCTCATCCTGTCTTCTGAACGTCCTATATCCCAAGTCATTAAGACAGAATTGGGCTGGAAGTCTTCTACAAGGGATTTTACCATCCGGAGGGTCCCATAGACTACTTCTACCCGTTGGCCTTGTGAAGTAGTGAGCATGGGGATCGATTTCCAGGCCCTGAATGCTAGATTTGTCCCATCTATTACAAGTTTCATTTGCCTCAATCCTTCACATTTCGATCTCTAAATCTTGGCTTTTCCATTCCCTTAGTTCTGACACAGCCTGTTGGAGGGTTTTTATTACCATCTTCTTGAAGGATTTATCTGTTTCCATCAATTTCATCCATTCTGCTCTGGTTACAGTCTTGTCTATGGTAGAGAGTCTGTATCTGCCTCCAGCTCTCTTCAAATAATCTTGATCTCGAAGGTAGAGAAAGATGGCTAAATTATCTGAGAACCCTTTGGCAAAAAACAAAGGCAAAGAACATTCCAAAAAAGGGCTGGCGATTTTATTCTTGATTACTTTGATTCCTACCAAAATCCCAACTGCCTTCTGTGGACGATACTTTGGGCACAGTCGCTTGATACGTCTCACCTCTAAGCGTTGACTTGCATAAAACTTGATGGCTGATCCGGCAAAAGTTACCATGGGATTGCCCCATTGGATCCCAATATCAATCCTAACTTGGTTCACAAAGACCAAAGTGGCCTTCGTTTGGGACATCACATGGACAAGTTTCCTCATCCCTTGAGATACCAGTCTAGCATGATCCGCGATTTGCCGTTCTCCATATTTCTTCTTCTGCTCTGACAAAGTTGATGTAGCCGCGACTGAATCCCAGACCACGAGGGGTTTGTTATCGTCGCCACTTCTTCTCTTTAGAAAGCCCTCCATCGTAGTGAATGCCTCCTCCATTGTCTCAGGAGAAGCATAGAGAACTTGACTCACATCTAGGCCAAACAAACAGGCATAATCAGCATCCACTGCGGCCTCCGAATCCATCAACAAGACGGGACTTCCCAGCTTTTGGGCTTGTCCAGCTATGGAATGGGCCAGGGAAGACTTCCCTGACCCTTCTTTTCCGTATATCTCCACAAGGCGGCCTTTTGGGATACCTCCTCCTAATATCTCATCTAACACCAAACTCCCTGTGGAGATAAACCCAGGAATCTTACATAACGCGAACGGATCTGAAAGCCACGAGATGCCTAGATCTTTAAGATTTGCAAGATCAGGCTTGCCTTTCTTTGGTCTTCGATTCATTGGGTCTTGTTTCCCTTAATATATCCAAGATGAGGATCTTTTTGCCTTTGGATATTGATGGCCCTCTTGTGAAGATACATGTCTACAACCTGTTCTCCATTCATCTCCAACAGAATACATAAGGACAGAACAAAATGAAGAATGTCTATTAGCTCCTCCTTGGCTTCTCCTTTCTTAAACTTCATCGTCGGTTTCCACCACTTCCATTGGACACAATCTCTCATCTCCTCAACTTCATGGACTAAAGCGGTAAGCACCCCATTGATCCTGGCTTCTACTTGACCTACTGAAGCCTTCCCACTAGCTATGTCCTCCAGGGAGATGTTTACACCTCCCTGGATGTAGTAATTATTCTGAAGTTGGATCAGATAATCAATACCAGCAGAAGCTATCTCCCTGCTAGTGATGTTTCTCTGTTCAACCATTTGACCTTCTACCCGGTTGCAACTTTCTTTTAGGAGAAGGCTTCTGCCTCTCTTTGACAGCCTTGTCTATATCATCAAAGATTTCTTCAGCATCTTCATCTACTAGATCCTGTGTCTTGGGGACTGCCTTTCTACGAGCAGGAGGTGTAGGATGTTTTCCCACTCGTCTCTTAGGCTTCTCTTCTTCCTCTAAGGGTTCCTCCTCAAGAGGTTCCTCTTCCAGAAGTTCATCATCAAGGAGTTCGTCATCAGCCATATCTTCAAGAGCATCTTCGGAAGTGTCGTCGTCTTCTTCAAGAATCTCATCATCAAGAGGCTCTTCTTCAACATCTCTTCTTTCCCTGGTTCTTCTTTTGGAAGTCTGTTCTCTGGACGGACGTCTTTTAGTTTCAGATCTTCTTGGTCGTCTCCTGGAAGATCTCTCTTCATCCTCATCAACATTCTTACCAGACTCAGCAAGATCAACAGCATCAGCGACTTCATCCGCTACATCTTGTAAAGCATCCATGTCTGGTTCAGCTAAGAACTTGCTCAAATCTGCTGCCTCTGACAAAAGGGCCTTGATACCACTCCGTGTCTTATCTACTGGAGAAACCTTTGGGAGGACAACTACAGTATATTCTGTGTCAATTCCTTTCCCTGTCCTCTTGATCTTGACATCTGATCCCTTGATTGGATCAGTTAGATCATTGCAATCTGGATCAAGAATGTATTCAACAAGTGGTTGCATGATCTGTCTGCCACACATCAATACTTGAGGCCCTGCCTTTATGTCATTACGATCTATAACATTCAGATAATGTCTAGTTGTCGCTCTGAACTTGCTCGCAACCTTTTTAGCTCTCCTACTGCCCTTGTATGCTGTACTAACCTCTGCACAGACTGGACAGTCCTCACCGAATGCCAAGGCTGGGCACTGAATGCCTTTTCTGTCTCCTGTTGGTTCAGTGTAATAATGATAGGCTGTCTCTACATTGAAGGTCTCCATATCTCCTACAGGAGGCAAGATTCTCAATACTGTTGTTCCTGTCTCCAGATTCAGAAACTTTGTGTCTCCAAATCTGCCTGACTCATCCCAACGCCTCTGAAGCTCTCTGAGCTTATCAAGATTCTGCTTTGTCATCTGTCTTCTCCTATGTTCTGTCTGTGTAAGATTCTGCTTTACGAATTCCAGCCAATGCCTGAAGCATTCCGGCTCTTTGGTCAAATGCTGACCTAACAACTCCTACATATCCCAAGTTCTTGGTAGCTTTTCGCATTCTGTCCTTTAGACTCACCACATCCTCATTTATCTCCACACGAGCTTTGATATCATCGACTGTTGCTAGTTTGACTTTCTCCAATTGCTTGGCTTGTACCTTACAATTGGTAGCCTTTTCCTTCATTTCTGCCTTTGCCTCTTCCTCTCCTTTCCCAAAACCCTTAGAGATCATTTCAAAAGAATTTGCATCCTGCAGCAGTTTACTTTGCTTGTCCAATGATCTATTAAGGGCCTCACGATCCTTGTCTCGTTCCTCTATAGTAAGATTTTGCCTCTTATCATTGAGTTCTATTTCCAAGCCTTGTAAAACAGACTTTGCCTGGATGTAAGATGCTGCCCATTGAGCACTTTTAGAAGCCTGAGTACAGAGTTCTGCTGAAAGATCTTCAGGGTCTATTATGAGCAATTTCTGAAGATCTACCACCATAGTCTTCTTCCCGACGGTTACTGGAATCTTTTGTTTCATATTACAACCTCCTTTGCCTTTGCCTTTGCTTTGGCCCACGAAGAGCCTATTTTTATGTCTATTCTTAAGGGTACAGTTAACCAATCAGTATCTAGCTCAGGAAAGATATGCTTGAGAACAGCAACGGGCCTAGTAAATGCCTTTTGAACTAAAACAACAACTTGTCCCTCCTCTCCTGGGTACACATCTAGAAGTGCAGAATCATGAACTGTGTTAATTATTAGAGAATTAAGCTTGTATTTCTTCAATAGCTTCCCAAGAAACGTTACCGCTGACAGGGTAAGATCTGATGCAGAGGCCTGGATACGAGCATTGACTGCTTGTCGTTCTGCCTCCATCCTGCTTCCAATGTTTTCAGACACAACTGACCTCAGTCTTCTTATCCGACCAAAAAGAGATGGCACTTGTCCATCACTATATAAGAGACTTTTTGATTTCTTGATGTAAACTCCCACTCCTCGGAACTTCTTGAAATACTCCATGAGCAGACCCTCTATTTCCTCTGGAGTGGAATCAACCAGGTGAGCGACCGTCTTCGCACCTGCGCCATATATTAATGCAAAATGGGCGTCTTTGGCACAATCTCTCTGCTTCTTCACAATCTCTTCAGGTTTACAGTCATACATAGTTGCTGCTACGAGGCGATGAGGATCTCCCCCAGAAGACAATATCTTACCTAGCGACGGATCTTGGGCATACATCTGAAGTACTCTGATTTCCATTTGAGCATAATCCGCCTCTAGGATCTTTCCACCCTTCCATCGAGAGATGAACAGGCTCTTAATGTCTTTAGCTAACTCTGCATCCCTGGAAGGAATGTTCTGAAGATTGGGTTGACGACAGGCCAATCGTCCACTTACAGTCCCATGTAATGAGAAACTGGTGTGGACCCGTCCGTCCTCAGTATCACTGTGCTCATGATATGGTATGAGATAAGTCCCAAGAATCTTTGAGGTTTTGGCTCCCTCTAACAACAGTTCTATAATGCCTGTTTGATCCCTATCTTTTAGTTTCTCTAGAGCCTCTTGAGATACTGCTGGAGCATGCTTCTTTGCAGTTCTCGTCATTACTGGTAATTGAAGCCCAAGAGAATGATTAAACAACAAGTCCCCTAATTGGGTAGGACTTCCTGGATTGAACTGTTTGTCCTTTCTGATCTTATCCTCATTGATTTTTCTTGGTGGCACATCTTTGCCAGTATTGGCCTTCTTCTGTTCTGCCTTCTCTTTAGCCAATTCTGTGGCTTCTTCAAGAGCTTGATTTATAACGGCCTCCTCCCACTGTTGTACAACAGGATGGGAGCATATCTCAGTATGAATCTCTTGGAGCCTATCAGAGTATTTGGCAGTCAAATGATTGAGTTGCTTTTTGTCAATTTGAGCTCCAGCATGTTCTATCCCAGCCACTGCAATTGAACACCGTGAGAGCCACTTGGCAAAAGGTACCAAGTCCTCCTCTGCCAAGTCCTTGTGAATCTTGTAGAATACCTCTCTTGTGGCAATGGCATCTCCTGCCGAGTAGGGCTCAAGAATCTTTATGGGAACATACTCCAAATCCCCCATACCAAGCTTGTGTTCTTTGAGATAAATATCCAAGCCTTTGTCATAGCCTGCTATGCTATTAGCATATGTCCAACAGAGGTTCTTTAGACTATGATGTCCTGGTCGTTCATCTAATGCATAAGACATAAGCATTGTATCTGCCCAGATTCCAGGATTTATACCCATCTTCTGCCAGAACCATTTGATATCAAACTTCCAATTTTGTCCTACAACTCTTGGCTTTGTCTCTGCAAAGAAATTATCCAGAAGACTACGGAGGTTTGCTCTCTCTCCATTCTTCCAAGGAGCACCGGGATGATCTACTGGGAGTACATATGCTTTCCCATCAGCTCCTGCAGTGAATGACATAAGGAGTATCTTTGTATTGGCTTTGTATGGAGATAGCCCAGTAGTTTCCAGATCAGCAAAGAACAGAGATCGTTTAGGAATACCAGACAACACTTTTTCTAAACCTGAAATTGTCCGGATTACACTGTATCGTATCTTGATCTTCTCTCTAGAGGATATTTTCCTAGCTAGAATCAAGTCTTCTATGAGATCAGGCATATACCCAATATTCCTACCTATGTAGGCCGGATGCCAAGTGCAAACAGCTAGACCATGAGGAGTCCTAAGAACATTCCCACGCCAAATGCTCACAGGAGTCTTCTTGGCTAATGCTCTAACAGCAACACCTCCACACAGAACCAGGACATCTGGCTTAACAGCTTCGATTTCTTCTCTAAGATGTGGAAGACAATGCTTGACTACCAAAGATTCTGGGGTTTCATTCTCAGGAGGCCTACATTGGACAACATTGGAGACATAAACATCTTCTCTGTCTATTCCAGCCTCCTGTAGACACCGATTCAAAACCTTTCCTGATGGACCTATGAAGGGGAAGCCTTCCATCTCCTCAACATATCCTGGAGCCTCTCCCACTATGAATATCTTGGCCTCAGAGTTTCCATATCCTGGAACCTGTTTAGATCCTTGGAAGGGACAATCTTGACAAATGTCAACAAGCTTGGTATTCTTGGTCATGGAGTTCTCCGTTTACTAGGAAACTTTTGGTACTTCCATTCATAGGACCATCTTTCCTGCCATACATCACATCTTGCACACCATCTAGTGGGATACAAATAGTAATGTTCACAGCCATAGACCCACTTGTGAAAGCCAAGCCAGCATAAGACTCGCCAAACTTTGGTTACCACTTTGCTGCCTCAGTTCTTTGTTGATCTTGTTGATCTTGTCGGGTCTGTTCCATCTGTTTCATCTTTGTAAAACAATTATTGCAAAGAATTCCTAAGCCACTACCTACCGTTGAAGACCAAAACAATGTTTCAGACGGAATGTGTGCTGAGCATAAATTACATTCACAATCTACTAACAAATAACGATGTGAAACTCTAAGAATGTTGGCATATTGCTTATCAGTCAGTTTGTTCGGGTCGATGTCTGACAGTGCTATGCTGGGTGGCAATAGATGGCTCATCGTTCAATCCTCCTCATATAGTCTCCTAGTCCACTACAAATTGCATGGCGTCATTTTCTGATTCTCTTTTGGCCTGATTGAACTTCTTGAAGTCTTTCTCACAAGCCTTCTGGATGCGATCTCCGATGGCTTCGATCTTTTCAGGAGAATTGAACCTCTCTATATCAGGCTTGCCGCCTATCCCCTTCAGTATAAAGTCTTTCACTATCTTCGGATGTGACACCTTTGGTTGAAAGTCGTAGCATTTTAGTTGCCCGTTACCACTACTACGAAGATCAAGATGATGATGTGTGCACAGTTCAGCATCATCGCATGGTCCATCTTCTGGGCAGAATGTGTGGAACTTACAATTTCTTGCGTCGCAATGAATCAATCGCTTGGTCATATTTGTGCTCATTGTGTCATCTCATCCGTTGCATTGTTCTGTAAAGTCAGTACTCCAACTCATCGCTCCACCACCTTTGCTCCATTCAACCTGACGTGGATTATGTTCTTATGTTGGTCAACAATAATTGCCGTCCCGTTACCAAATGTAGATTGCACCGTGCCAGTAACCGGGTCATCGGGTGGGTATTTATCGACTATCATCGCCATTATGACCCTTCCTACAAGAGCATCTGCGTTCATCGCTCCACCACCTCCATTTTCTTAAGAGAAATATAGCTGCCCTGCGGGTGAGTGAAAAGGTATCCCGGCTCGCAATCTCCGCATCCATCCTCATCGCAATGCGACATAATGGAGCCATCGGCAAGCTTACATTCACAATCGTCACAGTCATCAAGTAGCCCATCGTAACCATTCTCCTTGAGCCAGTTCTCGACTATTTCCTTGACAGTCATGTCTTGTTCTCCTCGTCTGTTACAACTGCGGAGGCGTGCTGTTCTCAGGCTTGAGTGCGGCTAGAGCCTCTTGAATCTCCCAAACCAGCTTCCATATTGTGATGCTGGTATGTATGTGTTTATAGTCTGGATGAGATCGCCATCGATTTACCGCTCCTATCAGCCGCTCGACAAGGGGCTGCTGGTTGACGAGGGATAGTATGAGTTTGAGTTCATCTGCCTCTGCTCCAACAAGTATCTCGCCAAAGCACCAAATAATTTCACCGTTGGCGTCAACCATGTATGACTTGTACTCACCTTCCTCATACTCACGAGTTTCAATAGCCCAGGGAATTGGATGCGCTGCCAGTAACGCTTTCCATTGCTCGTTCATACGTCCTCCATTTTGTCTCTCAATCTACTCCAGTTCCTTTAGTACAGTTTCAATCTCTTGTTGCAACTCCTTTGGAAACTTGTCCACTCGCCTTGTTAGCCACAAGAGGCCATAGACAACCAAGTCTAAGAGGCTAGAGGTTGCCCCACTGTCAGGTATGAAACCATTGGCCTGTATGTTGGCCAGATTCTGTGGATTGCCATAAACTGTTTTAAGCCTGTCAAATTTCCGGGCAAGATTATAGAACGCTGAAACCTCTTGTCCTTCCCAATAGGAAGAACCATATCTCAGAGCCTTTACCTTGTGGGTAGCAATTATGACATAAGTAAGATCAGTTAGATTTATTGGAGCATCTAGCTCTGGGGTACTTGGCAAAGTCCTTGATATCTCAGCCAAATCTTGGACAAGTCCTGCTAGATCAAACATTTATTAACCCCCTTCTTGATTCCTTTGTTACTACAAAGCTCTTTAATTGGTGGACAACATCCGAAAACCACTTTGAGCAACTGTCATGTCCCGACTGCTCTACAGCCATATCATCTAGGTGCTCTATGCAGACTTTGAGCAGGTTGTCAATAGAGACATTACCCATCCTTCGCTCTTCTACAAGATATATGGTCAACTCCAGGAGATCAGCCATCTGGAGAATATCATGGGCTATCTTACCTGCTAATGACCCAATCAAAACTTGCTTAAAGAGACCCCCTGCTATCTCCAATATCTTGTCAGAGACATCCCCATGTTCAGACACCTTGTCTGCAATTGGCTTAGGGATGTCTCCTGACACAATCTCTAACACATCATGTTCTAAGGCAAGCAAGGCTAACCTTTCAAGATCAAAGCTACTCAGATCCAAATCTTGACCAATCTTCATAGCATAGAAGGTTACAAAGAAACTGTGTTCAGCAACAGACATAGGCAAAAGCCGAGGATACACACCACACCGGATTATGTATCTCAAACGGCGGTGTTCCAACAAATTTGATAGAGGTTCTCCAATTCCTCGTGTCGTGGGATAAGGGTCAGTCTCAGTCATTGTTTTGTCTCTCCTCCCTGCTATAATTACGGCCAAAGCAATCTGGACGATGGCCATATAACAAATTCATGTATTCCCTGTATTTGGGAAATCGTTCCTGGATCACCGGGTCTTTCCACAAGCCCTGTCTCCCTTTTTTCTTTGATCGAGACAAGAACTCAATAGCTGCCCAAGTTAGATCACAATTAGGCATCTCTATGAGAACTCTAACCAGATCCTCTTTAGTATCCCACAAGAACCGATTCTCAGATGACTTATGGATTTCCCACAACAAAAACATCTTGGCAAAAATTGACCAAGTGCCAAACTCATTAGTCATTTCCAATAATTCTGGGATGGATAGATCTGAATCCGTTCTGTCATCAGGCTCGTCATGCTTTCTGAACTTGGCAAGTTCCCTCAGTCCCTGAGCCCAATGTACCAACTTGAACAATTGTCCAGAATCATAGAGAAAATACTGACTTATTGGAGGAATCTTCCCTGGAAGAAGGACTTTACCTTTGAACAGTCCCTCTTGAGGCACTGGAAATGGAACTAAGAGTCGGCATAAGTCGTCTTGCCTTCCTGCACACAATGGATTAGTAACATCTAAAATCTCTTGGACACGATTATCCATCTGGGAGTAATAGTGACTACTTCCTAAAAGGACAGTAAGATGGCCTGTCAAAACCTTTTCCCCAGCAAACTTTTCAATATATGGAGCCAATATTCTTGTCAATAGAGCCCAAAAAGAAACATTCACTCCAGTCAAACCCCAGACAAAATCTGAGCTGCGAATTGTAACCATGCAGTGGAGATGGTATAAACCTACTGTATCTTTGCGGACAAGGAACTGAAACCAATCATTGCATGGAATATCCTTGGACTGACAGTTGTCCAGAGCCGGATCGAAGATTACTCCTACTGCTCGCCTTGTGTAAAGGTCTTCATGCAACCTTTCCAAAATGGCTTTGAATTGATCTAACCCATCACCATCTTTGTCAAAGAAACTGTACAAGTTCACAGGAGTGCGTCCCCAATTCCTTAGTCTTGGCCCATAACCTCCACGCCAGACCGTCCCATCGTCAGAGAAATCAGTTGCTTTTGGGAGATAATGTGTTAACCAAGCTATGTCATTTCGACCTGAGAGAACCCACAAGCACTCTGCTACCGTTGCAAAGATGTTATTCCTTCTTTCAGGAAGTATGTAGATTGCCTTGTCAACTAGAATGGAGAATGATAGTCCTAAGATCTCTTTGGTCTGTTGTCCCCTAACAGAGAGGCTGAGGCCTCTCTCCCGGATGAGAGAGAGGCCCTGACCCAATAGAGACAGGCCATCTATTGCTTCAATGCTCCTGTCTGAAATAGGAAGGATCATGTGGTGTGAGCTCCTCCAAAGCCTCTATTTGTCCAACCCATCTTGTTCTTGTAGGCCACAACCATGTTCATCCTCCGGACATTTGCAGGATAAGCTGGATTTAGATCCAAATCCACTTTGGCCTTCTGGAGAAGACGTTTCAGATATGCCTCACTCTTGCCCTTAATATCCAGATCAAAGGCCACTTCCTCAGAACCTCTGATACGCTTGGGATTCTTACGGCGTTTGTTTGTTGCAATACGTTTGTCTATGTCTGGTGAGGGCATTTTCATGTCAATCTCTCCAGGAAAGGCTGAAGAAATCTTCATCTCTCCCTCTTCTCTATCTAGCCAAATAGCACAACGTCCCTCTTGTTCTAGCATATCTGCGATGGGTTGAGATGCCCTATCAACCAGTTCTACAATCTCATCCCCATAAACGTCAGAGGATTTCTCTTTGGCAGACTCTTGTGGAAGCTTCTCTAACTCCACCTCAGTCTTTTCAGTCTCCTTTTCAGGCTTCAACTTTTTTGGAGTTTTTACCTTCTTAGCAGCCTGAGCTCTCCTCTTAGTCTCTTCAGAGCAGAGAACTCGCTGAGAGCATTGTGTACACTCTGCAGCCTTTGAAGAGTAGAACCCAAAGCACTCTTCTTCCACTACATCTTTTTCATCTACATCATGGACATCTCCTTCAATTTCCTGCTCTTCTTCAACCTCTTCATCTTCATCTTCAGAAACCTCTTCTACAGACTCATCTTGATCCACATCAGACTCGTCTTGATCTTCATCATCAGAAACCTCTTCAGGTCTCAAGCCATACTTGTCTAAAGACTTGAGTGCTGATTGACTCAGACCACTTGCAGCATCCGGCTCCTCTGCCAGATAATCTTGCACACACTCCCCAATGTCTTCTGAAGACATCCCTTTGCTCACATCTATACCTAATTCCTTGGCAATCAGGGCAAGCTCAACACGCTTTGGGGACATCTTATTTGTTGTCTTTTTCGCCATCTGTCTCCTCCTGCAATTCTTTTGCAGCCTTTAGATGTTTCATAGCACCGGCAATGCAGAACATAATCTTGTCTAGCTGCGAGTGTGCCTGCGCATCAATGAGGTATCCTATCGCAATGTCTATCTCAGTTGCCATTTGTCTCCTCCTGTTCTTGTTGTTATTCATAAGCTCCACAATCTTCAAACTTACCCCATTGGTCAAATTCAAATGATATGTAGAATCCACCATATCCTCTTTCAACTCTGACAAAACCAGAGGCAATCTCTAATTCATCTTCATCTAAGCCAAATTAGGTAAGTAGATCAATCAGTTTCTCTTTGTCTGTCTTCTTGCCTGCCTTCTTGTCCTCCTCTGCTTCTTTAGTCCTCTGTGCTAACCTGTTCGCCTTGGTCTTCTCTTCTTCTTGAATTCGTCTCACTCTTTCCTCAGAGCACTGAATCTGTTGAGAGCACTGAGAACAATCCCCTTCACTTGGGGGATCCAGACCAAAACACACATATCTTTCTTCTTTGACACCATTGTTTGCCATTTGTCCTCCGTTCTCCATTTATTTCTCGTCTAACTAAAATAGCTAACGTTTTTGATCTTAAAATTCGGCGGAAGAATCTTCTTTTTCTTTTTGAAGAATGCTCTTGATTCTCTTAACATGCTCTCGATATTGGCGATCTGACAAGGGTTTACGTCTAAAGATTTGACGGCCTAGGAGTCCTATGATTGTTAATCTCACTGAATCATTAGGAGCCTTCAAATACAAGGTAACTACAGCATTGTTGTTGTCAAAGGTTTCTTCTGGACTAGTGTTGTATGCATCCATCAATCTATCCACAATGGACTCTTCTGTTCCAGAGCAAGGGTATTCAAAGGTATGACCACTGCGGATAAGATACCTAAGCGATGGAGGCACAAAAAAACATGAAAAGGTTGAACGATCGTCTGATGAACAAGGATTGTGCTTTTTGTTTCTGTCCACCTTTCTTACTACATCTAAACAAACGTTCTTGAAGCATGTCCGAATAAACTTGACTCGTTCTGCTGATGGAATTGCTTGTATACGTTCCCACTTGCTAATAATCATTTCACATCCTTGTTGAACAAGATCATCTGAATCTATACTAATGTCATGCAGAGAAAACTTCTTTGAGTCCTGTTGAAGAAAAGGCAAAACTGTTGTAATTGTCTCTTTGAGTTCATCTCTTTGGGAATTTGTCTTGCTTGTGCATCGCAGCAAAAATTTCCTATCACAAGGTTCCTTCAACTGGGGGTCATGTATTGTCTCTTTGAAATTTTCTTTTTTGAAATTTTCCTCGCGGGCGCCCGTTATTGGCGTAGCCAATTCCTTCCTTACGGAAGGAGTAACTATATTCTTATTAGTATTAATATAACCATGATTAATAAGATCTAGAATATCTAGAGGGGGTGTGAGGGGGGGTTTTTTTGTATGGGACTTAGGAGAATTTACAAGAGTATGGGATTTCATTTTTTATGTACTCCAGATGTCTGTAGGGTGGTATAGGGTTGCAGCATGTATTGCTCTGTAAATCTCTGTGGATGAACTACTGTCTGGATCTTTGTCTTTTAGCCTGGCAATTTTTACTGTAATTATGTCTGACAATTGCTCAGCTATTTTACAGGCGGATCGTATGGCATCTTTGTCTAAAAGAACTATGGCATTTTGTATGTCTGAAGACATAAGCATTTGGATCTGTGTTTGTGTCAAAGTTTTACCTAATAGAGCTATGGCATGAGGTCCCACAGATAGACCATCAAATATGCCCTCAACCAAGACTACATACTCATATGTCTTTGCTTTGTCAAGATTCCATAAGACTCCTCCTCTAGGAATTGGGGGATTCAGATATTTGGGAAAGTGTCTACTTGAGTGTCTAATACTTCTGGCCTGAAAGTGCACTATTTCTCCACAGTCTATTACAGGCAAGATTACCCTGTCTTTATAATGCCCTTGATTACAATAGGTGATCCCATAGTTTAGAGATGTACTATAATCTATGCCTCTTGACACCAGGTAATCAAGACCAGGTTTTGCTCCCTCAGAATCCAGGGTTAGACTAGGAGGTAGAATACCATTTTCTCCTGTAATCTTATGAGTAGATTTTGCTCCGGGGTAGGGGGGATGGTTAGTTCCCCTTAGACTATTGGGGATTGGTCCCTCGTTGATCCTCCACGGAATTCGGAATTTCTTGAAAAGGGATTGAACTGGTCCGGCACAATTACATCGGAAGCAATGGTATACACCTTTCTCTAGATTGATGCCCATCTTGAAATGGGTATCTGGAGTGCGATGGGTTGATCGTCTGGGACAGTAAGGACAGCATACAGATAGTTCTATCCCATCTTGTGTCCGGACTTCCCCAAAGACTCGTTCTATGTCTGCTACTATTGAGTTCATCTCTACAAACCTACAGTATAAACCTACTCACTTATTGTGATCCTTTGTGTATGAAATTGGTTAGTATTCTCATCCTGGCAAAGTCTGCTGTGGCATCTATAACTTGCCCACACTCATCATCTCTGTCTTTGGCCATGTAGAATCGGCATGATGTATCTCCTGATTGTATCTCTTTCCGAGTTCTGTGTAAAGTTATGAATACATCTGCTGCTGCATACACTCGCCAAGACTCTGATACCTCTTCTTCATACAAGACAGGAGATTCTTCAATAGGCTTATTGCCTGCTGATCTGTAATTCTTACGTTCTGGCCTTTTGGCTTGGATAGCTGTCCAGACTGGGATGTGGAATGATTGTCCCATTCCACACAGTTGTTCATATATCTCTCCAATTCCTTCATAAGTATCTGTATGGTGGGAGGGATTCAGAAGTTGTCCATAGTCAACGATCACAAAATCTATTGGCATCTGGTCCATAAGAATAGTCAGGTGGCCTTTGATTGTAGACACCCCAATTGATCTCATGGGAAAGTGCTTGATTAAAAGCTTGCCTCGTTGGAGTTGTTGCTTCTTGTGGTCAAGAGCCTTTTCAAAGGCTACCGGGTCTTTCCGAAGGTCTTTGCGAGTCAACCCTGCGTAATAGTAGGCTAATCGGGTGGCAATGCGTTCCTCAGACATTTCCATAGTATAATAGACTCCAGATTTACCCACGTCCGTTCTAATAGCTCCAGCTGCTATGTTGACTAGGAAGGCACTCTTGCCTCTATTGGGGAGAGTCATAATGACTCCCAATTCTCCTGGTCCTAAGCCTCCACCGATCAGCATGTCTATGTGTTTGAGAGTTGTAGGGACTCTATTTGGATTATACTCACTCTCAATAGACAGATAATCATTGTTTTTCTCCCAGGAGAGTCCCAGATTTTGTCGGTCTTCTCCTACCCGGATAGCCTCTTCAAATAGTTGGACAATGCCCTTGTAGTCTTGCCTGTCTAAAAGTTCTCTGGACTGAAGAACGGCCTTCTTGACTTCTCGTTCTCTGGCAAATTGTATTACGATGTCTTGGAGGAATACCACGTCGGAGGTTTGAGGCTTGACTGCCCAGATTCGGCCTATTAGTTGCTTGACTCCTACAATACCCTTGCCCTCTAAGAAGGCTAGGAAGGTTTCTCTAGCAGGAGGAGATTTGAATTGGTTCAGAAATTCAATTCCAGCAGCTGCTATGGCTTGTGACGTGGTGCCTTGGAACCTTTGGGGAATCAGAAGGTCTTTGAAGATACTACTTAGGCGTTTAGACCTAAGTAGTAGAGCAAGCATCTTGGTTTGGAGAGGATAGTGAGTCCTCTTGGTAAAATCTACCACAGTCGTCCCAATTCTCTAGCTCTGTCTCCAATAGACATCTCTTGGAATGGTACAGTATTCTTAGAAGCTTCTTTGGCAGTTTCTTGGGCTTGTTTGTATATGCTTAGTAGTCTTTTTCGTCCAAATTCTTTGAGGGCTTCTTTGGCTGCTATGGAACCAGCTTTGGAACTGTAACCTTTCAACCATGCCCAGAGAGGATGGCTACCATAGAGTCGTTCAGGAAATCTGTTTAGAGAAACCTCTTCTTCAACTGCTGTGAGATATGCCAGAAGTTTGAGAGCTTTGGCTTGAGAAGTATTGCTACTCATCCTCTCTGATGGGAGAAAACTTTGCCATCGTTCTTTTGCCTTGTCTCCACACAAGATGGAAAGGTAATGGACTTTGCAGACTCTGAACTGTAATTGGACATACTCTTCCATCTGATTACTTTGTGTAATGCCAAGTTCTCGAAGAGTCTGGACAGCTAGAGCTGCCCACCTGATGATTTTAGGATTCTGCAAAGCATACCGGAGGTCAAAATGATCTCCTCGATATTTGTAGAATACTTGGATAACATCCTTTGGAGTATAGGATGCTGTTTTAGGCCATGGCTTCGATCGGCGAATAATAGACATCGAATTGTTCCCTTCTGTAAATTGCCTCTCGTTCTATACTGTGTTTGAGTAGGTATTTTTTGTCATGTAAATCTATGAAGTCAATGATATTTACAGAATCTTTTTGGGAGGTCTTGCGCAGTCCCCTACCAACTCGTTGTATTGTCCCAATAGGAGCTTTACCTCCACAAGCTATGATTAAAGTATCTAGACTCGGTATGTCTTGTCCTTCCTCAAAGATGTTGGTGGCTATGATTATTAAGGGATAATCAGATTCAAGGATCCTGACAGCTTTGAGCCTGTCTCTGGCAGGATCCTTGCCACTGAGGAATATGGATCTTCTTCCCAACATTTTATTCAGTAGAAGGCCATGCTTGATTCTGTGTACTAGGATCATGATCCTTTGGCCCTTGTCTCTATGCTCTTCTGCCTCTTGGATTATCCGGTCATTTCTCCATTCATTAAGGACTATTCCATCAACATATTGTTTGGGATAAACTTGCCTAGGAAGTGGGGGAGCTTGTGACTCAATCATTTGTATGTGTGGAACAGATAGGTATCCTTCGTCTATAAGACTCTTAGAGGTCTTTTCATAGACATCCATACCAGTCATACCCATCAGTCGAAGATTAGCCTCATCGTCTTTTTCAATGGGTGTCCCAGAGAATCCTATGCGAATGCTGGCTAGGTATTTTCCAGCAATTGACTCCCATGTAAATGCCGAGGAATGATGACATTCGTCTAACATAAGAGTATTTATTTCACTCAAGAACTTGGCTGATTCATCAGTCCTAGACCAAAGAGTCTGAACTAAGGCCACTGTGATTCTTTGGCTTGTGTCCCATTGACCCTCGCCAATCTTTCCGACAGTCTCTCCTGTTCTCATAGAGACTCTGTCAGCAGTTTGTAGTAATAGGTTCTTTCTATGGACAAGGATAAGGCATTTAGCTTGAGGCCACAGAAGGGTTACAGCTGCAATAATCTCTGTTTTGCCTCCTCCTGTTCCTACCTTAATAATGCAGCGACGCTTTTTGGCTATGAATCTAATTGCGTCTTGTTGATAGTCTCGGAGATTGACTTCATTTAGGACTATTGTGTTTGGGTCAACAGAATCGCCGAGAACTTGATAATTGATCTTCCATTTGATCACAAATCCATGTTCTTTGCAAAGATCTCTGACCCATTTCCAAAGACCTGTAGGAAAGATTTTACGTTGGATGAAGTGAACTTTTCCATCCCATTGTCCCTTCTGGAAAGATGTAAAGAATTGGTAGTTTTTGCGGTAGGTGGACATCTCTGCTCGGAGAGTTCTGTAGAGTTCCCTCGGACAATCTTCAATCTGAGAGAATGTTGGCGAGATAACAATACGCACAAGTTTGTCCTCCTATACCTGGGGGAGGAGGAGAGCACCTACTGGAGGACGCCTAGATAGGCACTGCTCCTCGACTCCCGACAGATTGCAACTGCTACCTAATAGATACTAACGTCCTCGGCTAAGAGATTCGGCGGTTGCTATTCTCAACATACTCATTGCAGTCGAGATATTGTGTTGGCTGCAAGATTTGCTACTAGGTAAGCTATTCGACCTACAGTGGCTGGATAGCCCTCTGGTTCAGTAATGAAACCATCCATCTCGCGGACCACATCTTCTACCCACATGGTTAGAACCTTTTTGGCATTCTTGACCCTTTCAACTTCACCCTTCGTCGATGTGTGTATCATCTACCTGTCCTCCTATTTCCTTTGTTAAATCATTGTCAGAAATTCGTCTTCTGTGATCACCTTGATACCAAGTTGTTGTGCTTTGCTGAACTTTGAACCTGGGCTGTCTCCAACGATAACAAGATCAGTCTTCTTAGAGACTGAAGAAGATACTACTCCACCTGCGGCCTCAATCTTGGCTTTCGCGTCTGCCCGCTTCATGCTCTCCAGTGTGCCTGTGAGCACAACATTCTTGCCGGAGAATACTCCCTCTTGTTTCCCACTATCCTTGTTGAGGTACTGAATCTGGACACCAGCTTCCAGTAGATCTGTTACTATCTGGACATTTTCAGGAAACCTAAAGAATTGGCAAATTCTCTGAGCAATATCTACACCCAATCCTTCAATACTCTCTATCCCATCTACCACACGTTGCCAGTATCCAGGCATAATAAAGGTTGAAACATTATTGACATGAGAAGCAATGATCTTAGACGCATGTCTCCCTGTGTGCCTGATGCCAAGAGCGTAGATGAACCGCTCAAAGGATATTGTCCGTTTTGCATCAATTGCCTGTCGTAGCTTCATACCAGACTTGATAGCCATCCCTGGTAACTTAGCTATATCCTGTGGCCTTAGATAGAAGAGATCTGCAACATTAGTAACCATTCCAGTCTCAAAGAGTGCGTCAATAATAGCTGGACCCAATCCATCAATATCAAATGCATCCCTTGACGCAAAATGGCGTATACGTTCCTTCAGTATGCCTGGGCATGACCTATTTGTGCAACGAAGGGTAACCTCTTCATTTTCTTTCATGAGTGTCCCACCACATACTGGGCAGATGGTTGGTGGAATATAGGGTATAGGCCAATCATCAGGGATACGATCGGACTCAACCACACGAATGACTTTTGGGATGATCTCACCTGCCTTCTCAAGCACTACTGTGTCACCAACACGGACATCAAGACGTTTAATTTCATCAAAGTTGTGTAAACTAGCATGACTAACCATAGTGCCTGAGATATGAACAGGTTCAAGTGTGGCAACTGGAGTTATTGCACCAGTCCTACCAATTTGAACCTCAATAGCTAGTAGCTTTGTGGTAGCTCGCTCTGCTGGATACTTGTAGGCAACCGCCCACTTGGGATGATGAGAAGTCTGGCCAAGCATTCCCTGAAATGTGAGGAAGGATACCTTGACCACCACACCATCTGTCATGTAATCAAGTCCATGGCGAAATTGTCCCCACTTGGTACAGAAATACCTGACCCCCTTAATGCTGTGGCACACTTCCCAATGAGGGTTCACTTTGAACCTCCGTGCTTGTAACCACCGTAGAATATCGTCCTGTGTCTTAACCAGGTGCCAGATGTTGGTTGGCCAACTGATTGAGTAGAAGAAGGTGTCGAGTCTACGATTGGCTACCTCTTTAACATCCAATAGCTGCAGTGTTCCTGCTGTGGCATTTCTAGCGTTGGCGAACAATGGGAGTCCAGCCTCCTTACGTTCAAGATTGAGACGTGTAAATTCCTTGAGACTCATGAATGCCTCCCCACGTACCTCCAAGATGTGTGGCAGGTTTTCACCAAGTAACCGTTGTGGTATTGACTTGATAGTCAATAGATTGGGAGTGATGTCATCACCTACAGTTCCATCCCCACGAGTTGATCCACGAACAGGACACCATCTTCATAAAGCAAGGTGATTCCACAGCCGTCGATCTTGAGCTCAACCACATATTCAAGGTTTAGGTCAGAAACGTCCTGCTCCAATTGGCGTCTTACACGGGCATCAAACTTGTCCAGATTATCAAAGTCAAATGAGTTGTCAAGGCTAAGCATCGGTGCTTTATGTTTTACAGGTTCAAACCCACATAGTGTTCCGTCATAAATCCGCTGTGTGGGGGAGTCAGGTGTGACAAGTTCTGGATACACAGACTCATAGTACTTGAGTATTTGCATCAGCTTGTCAAATTCCTTGTCCGGTATCTCTGGTTTGTTCTCAACATAATACTTGTGCTCATGATACCGGATTTTCTCTTTGAGATTTCCAATCAATAACTTGTTCATCTTTCTGTCCTCCAAATCTTCTCTCATAATGAGTTCCTTTTCACATAGTAATCTATGCTTGCAGTGAACACAATCTATATGGAATCGTATCTGTCCGGATATTGCAGGGTTGCCAAAACATTTTTTATTTGGCCTTTCAAATTGTGCCATCTGTCTGTCTTCAATACTTGTGGGGTTGATCAGTGTATTTGGGTCTTGATTTCACACAAAGTGTCTCTCATAGTCTGAGCACTGACAGTACTATCACCTACTGCATTATGGATACTAGACAACCAGTGCAACTCGGCACGAACTCCCTCTATTTCATTGATCAAACCCTTCGCAATTGCACGATCCAAGATGGCCTTGGCCTCTTCAACTGCTTTTTCAATTATTTCCATTTGCACTTGGAACTCTGCTGCTACACTTGTCTGTGTCATCTCTGTGTCCTCCTTTACAAATTGAACCACTGAACTCTGTTACCTACTCTGGAGAGTGCCAACCTACCTCCATAACTGATACTCTTGGAAATGAGCCAACCCTTGACTGTGATATTTGAGTCCATGTGTCTCTGAAGTGCCTCTATCATCATAAGGATAACGCCTACATCCTTCTCCGTGACTGCTATATCGTCTGACAAGGTAGTATGGACTATAATCAAATCCGTCGTTCTGTCGTGCCATACAGATATAGCAGAGTTGATTTCACCCACTCCTGGCTCAGAAAAGTTCAACTCCTGGACTATCCAGGAACCTCCAAATTGAGCCTGAGCAATCTCTGATGCTCTGGGACTAATGCCTTTGACACTGTCTATATTGGCTTGGGCCGCACCTTTGTTAACTATCTGTTGGGCTTCTTCGTTGGGTATGCCACAGTCTACTAAATCGTCTTTATCAACTATCCTGTTCATCTTAATCATCTTTTGATCTCCCAATTGTTCTTTCTAAACCTACTACTTAGCAAACCTACGAGAAGAGAAAAGGTTTCCATCTTTTTCTGTTCCAAGTTTCTGATCTCCCACATAAACCTACTATGTAAACCTACTCTTGCTGATACTATTGTTTCCCATATGTTTCCCACATGTCTCTCCTGATGAATCAAGTCTTGTGCTCATGTCAATGCTTTTGCATCAGCGTTTAACACAGCCTCCATACCATCTGAGGTTAGTCGCACCATAGCAAAGGGGATTCCATAGTCCCCACGTCCTACATCAACTGCTGTAAGAAGATCACGTCTGACAAGAGAACGAAATGTCCGTCTGTCAAACTTGCCTTCAAGTGTCCGTTCTCCTGGCATGTAGAATCGTAACAGCCGAATCTGTCTTTCGTTTAACTGCTTTGCCATTCTTCATCTCCCATAAACCTACTCCCTCCAAAATCTTCAGTTTGAATCAAAACTGTCTTACCATCAGAGTATGTTAGCAAGTAACCACCATAATGATCCTCAACAAATACTGTTGTCATTTGTTCTCCTCATGTATAGCACAGTAGAATGTGGAGTAGTATCCTTCTTCGTAGGATGTGTTGTAGTACTCAAAATTGGCAACCCATTGGTCAAAGGAGTAGTTATTGTCCTCCTCTGAAGGGATGTGTGTAATCCCTGGATGCCAAGGAGATTCAATATCCATTTTGCTTGCTACAACTGTGATTGGTATCTTGCGCCACAATTTGCGGGCAGTTGTCTTGGACAACCTCTTGAATTTGCCTGGGTAATGATCAATCATAGGTCTTTCCTCAAGGATTTGATGAGATAATCTAGAGTGTTTATAACTATTAATACTGTCTGTTTTTCTTTAGATCTCAGACAAGCATCAAAATTCTTGAAGGTTTGAGTCATCTTAGGTATGCCACGATCAACCCAAGATGCCAGTTTGTTACGGTTGTGTCTAGCAAGGTGATTAGCCCTCTCTATGTCATCCTGTATGAGATCTGATTCTTCTCTGTCCCAATGATCCATTGAAATACCCATATCCATATCCTTGTCTTTCTCCATGTTGTTAGGGATAGCTAAGCCTAAGCCTCTAATGACCTTTTCTCCTGATATCTTATGGACAAGTTTCAATCCTCTAGTAGGTAGTTGTTTAGTTTCTCAAGGGTATAATCAAAACACGTCCTCGTTGATCGTAGAGAGTTTTATTGCTAGGATATAAAGTAGCTTCAAGATTGCTATCCAGCCTTCCCAGTTTGACATAATATATGTTCATTGTATCATCATCCATTTGAGCGTTGTCCAGCCTGATAAGCACACACATAAATCTCACACTCTCGAACTGTCTGAACTGTGAACACATCGCCACCTTCAGTGTGAATGTCAAATGACATTCCCAAGGTATCAAACTGCCACTTCATGGTTAGACCATCATAGTGCTTTAGGATTTCAGTAATCCTTTCCGCCACTCTGCGTTGCTTGTCACTCATTGTTACTAAAGCCATTGTCATGTGTCCTCTACATTAACTGTTTTAGCTACCATCATCAGGCCTTGGTCACTACACCAAGACAATGGGAGCATAAGCTCCCATTTCGGGATTATATAGGTATTTGCAGGTCTAGCCATCCAGAACTGACACTGGCAATTATCTGATTGGCCTCTTCTTTTGTCAGTTCAATTGAGATGCCTCCCTTTCCAGCTTCTAAACCAAAACTCAGGAACCTCTTGGGTGAACAGTTGCAACCTTCTAGTCCACATCCATTTGTACTAAACCGCACGAATGGGGTTTGAAGGCAACCTTTGTCACCTTTTTCTTGTTGGAACCTTGTAACTATCATCTGTCATCCTCTTCTCGTTCTATATGTTGCTGAAGTCAGGTGTGGAGTTCTGGAATTCAACACACTCTTTACACAGAGTAGTGTATTCAAACTCATTACTGCCACACTTTGGGCATATCTCCTTGGGACTGTCCTGAATCTCCTTGATTGTAAAGATGGACCCACACTTCAGACATTCCAGGACTTCTGTTGCGTCCATACTTCCACACTTCAGACATTTTGCCATCATCTGTCTGTATCCTCCAGTGCTTTCCTCAAGGCAGCTTTTAATGCGCCCCTCTTGAATCTACTGCGCGGATATGGAAACTCCAAGCCACCCTCAAACTGGCCATTGATCAATGGCCTAATTACAACCCATCCTGGTCTGCCACTCTCATATAGGTTAGCAAATGATCCTGGTCTGATAAGTATCCTGCCCAATAATCGCTTGACCATAAGCTCTTGACACATCTGCATAGTACCCTCCTTAGGTAACTTTTACATACTTCATACATGTCTGAAGCAAGTGATCATAGTCTCCACTCATTGCTTCATCCATGAATGGCTTGACAAGATCACTTTGGCCACCTCTTTTCAAGGCCTTTGCCACTTTGCCTAGGATGGCGAATGCATTGCCATTTGACCCGGTGAGTTTCAATTTGATGTCAGTCAAAGGACCACTCTGTGTAATACTCTGTGTTTCTGTTGTTTGCTCTGTCATCTGTCTGTCCTCCATTTATAGATTGTTAGATTTACTCTGGATGGGTTGCAGCCCACTCAGCCTTAGCCTTTGTTATAACATCACCCATTATTTCCCCACAGTCCTCCAAGAGGGCAGCGCAACCAGCCAGTCGCGTACACTTCTCAGAACACCTACCTGCCAATGATGCAACCTTACGATTGATCCATCGTACCCTGTCTGAAGCCTCGTTACAGGGAGCTTTCTTTATTCTGTCAAGATCAGTCGTGATGTCATCAAACACTTCACTTACTTCTGAGAGAATTTCCTTTGCTGCAGCCTCCATTGTCCACGCCAACCTTGACTGATTCTCTGTTGCCATTTCATAGGTCCTCCATTGTCAATTTATTTGAGCATTTGTAAGCATGAATTGGTGAACTCCATCCAAATACCACACATACCAGGTGGAGCCTTCTACCTCAAGTTTCTCTTTGATAGACTCCCAGCTTTCACCATTCTACAGTTTTCTAAGAAAGTCCTGCTTCTCATGGTCTCCATCCATAGCAGCATCAATTACATTATTAAGAACAACACAAGCACACTGTTCAACAGGTGTTTCCAATTGCCAAACATCAGACATACATTCCATAACCATTTACATACCTCCTTTCATTTTAGACTGTATATTTACAATGCTGCCAGATATTCCCTAATTTGCTGCTGAATCATTGGGATTGATGGGGGCACAGGATAACGGAAGCTGTTCACAGCAATCAAGATATCTATATCATAGATATTAACCCGACAGCAACCATCCTACACAAAGGCCATCTTGTGCTCCTTGTCATATTGCACATACCTGGCCCCATTGACCCACTCAAAAACTCTCTGAATTGGATCCATAATGTCTCCTCTCACACTATAGGTTAAGAAACTCTAACAACAATACTTTCCTTGTGTTCAATAGCCTCACAAATGTGGCACAACTGCTCTGCCTCTTCTATGTCCTCAAACATAACTGGTGTGTAAGACAGTTCTGCAATATCTCCTAAGTTCCCTACATGCTGCCATTTGGCAAACATTGTGACATTGCCCAGGACAGCAACCATAACTACATATCTTGGCATCTCATCTTCTTTGATTAGATATTGTCCAGTATATCTCTTTGGATTTTGTATCCAGTAGAGACACAATCTCTTTGGATTTTGTATCCAGTAGAGATATTATGGCAGCTAACAAATCAGCCAAGTTCCTATTCTCAGGAATGTTTGGCAGAAGTTTCTGTATGAGATTCAGTACTGCAATTGCTAGATTCATTGTGTCTCCTTACCTTATTTCTGACAGGAGCTTTCGCCTGGTCTCTATTGATGTCTGTCTTATTCGCTGCTTAACTTGGAGGGTATAACCAAGTCTTTCAAGCTCAGCCTTGAGCTCTGTGTATTCAATAGGTTTAGCCAGTCTGGTTGTCCGTACAACAAGCCAAGGGTCTGCACTGCCATGCTGGCCAATGGACATATAGCTTGAACAAGTGTATTCACTATAGTTTCCTATATCATTTGGAAACAGTGCGATCACATCACCTTCAGGGAATACACGAAATACAACATCTGTTATGTCTATACTGCTGGTCATTTATTCTCTTCTCTCTTTTGTATAGTGCCCATGTGCTTGACTTATATGTCGTGCAACCGATTCGGCATACACCATACCCAGCTGCATCAATTGCATCTATTACATATTGAGGCAGTCTGAAAGCATACCGCCACTGTAAAATGCGCTTGGCCTTACAGTCTGTGGCTAAGAGCATCTGCTGCGCACTGCCATAGGAGTAATCCTTGGCTGGATCAGTTTGTGTCTCAACATTGAATGTTCTCATGTTGTCAGTTCCTCTGGATAGGCAGCTTTAAACATTGGCAATCTTCCAGTTGATGCAAAGTAATTGAGAATCCTTGCCAATTCCTTGGCCTCTTCTTTCCGGATGAGACAATAGGTAATTCCCGTATGAATCTCTAAGTCCACACTGGATTTGATGCTACCAATTCGCCAATCTCTTGTTTCCTTCAAGAGAATGTTGTAATCAATTGTAGGTGTCTTGATCTTGATCCGACGGCGGCTTGTTCTGTCTTCTCCATATCTCAGCATTGTGTCTCCTCATCTTCATCTTCATCATCATCGAAAGTATCGTCAAACCAACAGGATTTACAATACTCTCCATGCTCTCCATATCCCTCGCCTTCCATTATTGTGCGGCCACAACCAACACAATCTCTCATCTGTCTTACTCTCATCCTATGTCCTCCACAGGTATAGGTGTTTTGTCGTGCGTTAGTCTGTCGTTATTGATTGAGTTCTAATAACTCGGCTTCTGTATAGAACAGACAATGTGCGCCGCAGACTGGGCAGAGCTCATCGTTCTCTGTTATGAGTTCTTGTGCCGACGCATTCTCAAACCTTTGTCCACACTGATTGCAAATGTAACCCCCGCCGTTATACATCTGTCTAACTCCTCCTATTTGTGTTGCTTGTTAACGTTAAGTGATATAGCGATGCCCTTGTGCTCAGGCACGGGCAGAAATCCTCTTGTTGTTGCTATTATCAATGTCTTGCCACTCTTCGACGGCCCACTGCTGAGGGTGAGATCAACTGTGATTGTCAATGTGTCATCCTTGACACTCATCTTGATGTTGTCCATTGTGTATCACCTCCTCTCTTTCCTTCCATAGTTCCTGATTGTATCACAGAGGCAAAGGATAATAAATTCCATCCTTTTCCACTAAATCTGACTTGAAGACTGCTTCTCCACAACCGTCAATGGAGAAAGAGACATCTGGCTCACCATGGCCATTGATCTCAGGATAGATCCTTACATAGGAACCAGCCTTGACCTGGATTACTACATCTCCAAGATCAATAGTGACAACTCTCTTGGGTTTACCTACACCAAGATCAATCGCCTTCAACGGAAACTTCTCCTCACATACACCACAAAGTGTTGAATTGTCCTGCGTAGGGAATTCCCTACCACATTTGTCACACGTGCGTGTCCTGAACCGCCTTGGGTCTGGACCTTCTCTTCTAATCATTGCCATCTTAGTTTCCTCCGTGTACCTATTTGAAATTTTCTTCGCGAAATCAGAAAAGAGTTTCAAACTCTCCTCGATGTGGTGAAGCTCGTCTTCGTTAGCGAATCCGAATTGTCCTTCCCCAGTCGCTTCTGCCCAGCCCTTCGTCGAGCTTTCGAGATTTCTTCCAAAAGTCGAAGAAGTCGGTCTTTTGCCACCTTTCGGATTTCTGTCATAATCGGATGTTCAGACATTCACCTGTCCTCCATGTGTTTTCATTTAACAAACCTACTTAGTAAACCTACGAGAAGAGAAAAGGTTTCCGCAATCTTTCCTCTTACATAAATGGCATAATGGTAAATACAGACCTTCAATCTACTACTTGTAATGTACTGAAAGGTGAAGTATACATAATGGTAAATACTCCACATGAATTGGGGAACTTTCCCTATATGTCTCCAAGATCAATAGAGTCAAGAAAAACCTTCCTGTAAATACACATAAAAGTCTTGGAACTTGACAATGCACCACATGTTGTGGAGCAAAAATTGAAAGTGTCTTTCTGTAATAAGTGGCGTGAATGTTCCAGATAATGTTCCAGATAATGTTCTAGATAATGTTCTAGATAATGTTCCAGATGATGTTCCAGTTTGTGTATAATCACATGTGGGGGACGGAGGGGACGGACACTGGAAATCATGTGTGAAAAGAGTGTAATCCGCATTCTCTTCCAACAATGTGTGTATTTAGCCACAGTTTGGTTCTACTTCCCAGGGGTAAAGAAGACCCAAGTTGATTGTGTGTTTAGCCACAATGACGAGCTTTGGTCCTTTATTCCTAAATGGGTCCAGTTCTCCAGTCCCCATGACGCCCTTATGGATTTCCCATACATTGCTTTCATGATACTAGAAATCACAGTAGGTAACGACGGGAAGTTGGCTGTTCATGTCTTTTTTCAAAAAGGGTCTAATTTTTCTTAGACTTCTAACGTATCTTTTAGAACTTTTTCTGCATGTCTAAACTTTTTCTCTTGAAGAGCTGCAATAATCACCTCTTCAAAACTGTCTCTGAAGATTTCCCGGCCAATAGAGATCAGGTCAGCCTGGTTTCCATCTGGCACTCTTACAAGACAGTTCTTGATGTAATTACATAGAATTTCTCTGATATCATCCTTGACAGTCTCAACAACCAGTGCCAGGATGATTTTGTCTGTACTATAATCTTGTGTCTCCTAAATTGAAGAGTGTCTTCCTTTAGGAAGACACTATGAAAACTTTACTTGTAAAGTAAATTGAATCTTCTGTAAGTCATCAATTAGATTTGGGATGTGGATTAGTATCTCTGCCCTTTCCACCTTTGAGAGAGTCTGGAACATTTGAGCTCTGTTCAGTAATTCGCAGATTCTCTTCTGTCTTATGTTCATTGTCCTTATGTGTGGGATAGCCTCTTGGAGAAAATTACATACTTGGACTTTGTTTATCTTCTTCTCCTTTTATAAATGTAGAACTAAACCTACTCTGAAATCTACTGCTTGACTCCCTACGGGAGTTGAAGTCCCATTGAAGGTAGATGCCTGAACCATTACAGTCCACGCAGGTGTCTTCCTTAACCTTGCCTAAGCCCTTGCATGTTGGGCAAGTTTCAACTTTCATCTTGGGGTCTCCGTAAATGTAGAGTTCTAACTTCTCTCATAAACCTACTCAGATAAACCTACTCAGATAAACCTACTCAGTCATTGAGACCTGAATGTCCTTTTCTCCTGATATCTTATGGATGAGTTTCAATCCTCTAGTAGGTAGTTGTTTAGTTTCTCATGAATCTAATCAAAACTCCTCTCCGTTGATTCTCGTTGATAAACCTACTCCATTCTCCTTGTCCTGCGCATTGGTCTCAAAATCCTTTATGTCTTACAGAAGTTCGATCTTTCCGTCAATATTGAACGGATAGCGAGATCGGCCTTTTGCTGCAGACATGTCATAGTCTGGCAAGTCTTTATCAAGGCCAGGAATCTCTTTAGCGTCATAACCTGGAATTCGTTCAGCCTGGAATAGGAACTCAACAAGGTGACGACGATCTAGATAAAGACGATCTACTGCATAATTTGGCTCTTCGTTGATCTCGTCTGGAACTCTCGCAAATTTGTTAATGAGTGAAAGACCACCGTTATCCCAAAAGCTTGCAAAGAGGTCACTATCAACAATATCAATCCGATATGGACCATCTCCAGATTCTACTACATATTTCTTTTCCATTTTTCTTTCACCTCCCTTCTTTTCTTCAAAATAGACCTACTCCTGTAAAGTCTGTTCAGCTCTTGAAGAGGAAGCTCCTTCCCCCAATCGGTCCAAAATCTACACCATTTGGCCCGTATCGTCCAGGATCGTCTTCTTCGACGGCTTCCTGTTCTTCTGCTCGGGAGTTCGCAATTGTGCTTTCGTGAAGCTTCCTTGCACGTTCTCGAGCTTCTGCGACTTCTTGAGCAGAAAAGATTTTCTTGCCCATTTGCTTGTCCTCCAAAACACTTTTGTGAAATAAACCTACTCTGAAATCCCTTCTCAGCGTTTGAAGAGGAAGCTCCTTCCCCCTATCTTTACCTCAAGGTCTCTCGAACCTTCGCCGAGTCCAACAACTGCTTCTGTTTCTTCCTTCTGTCCTTTCCCGACAACTTGAAGGACTTCTGATAGGGGAAGGCAGAATGTCGTTACGATACTCAGCATCTCCCTCGCTTCCCCTCCCGTCTCAAATGTGCGGAGAACGAGGTATTCTGGCTCTCCTTTCACATTGTGGCCGATCTCCCATCCTGAAAGGACTTTTGGCTCTCTTCCCGTTCGGGGCAGAAGTTGGTCCATTACCCAGGTTGGAAGAAGATCGTGCCCTTCTGCAAAAGTCTCCAGAAGTTGGGCGATAGTTTCATCCGGTCTCATTTTCTTCATCTCCCTTCTTTCCTTCATTTCTGTAATGTCCTCCAAAATAGATCAATTTTCGAGCTCTTCTCGTCCCGAAAAATCCGAGAATCGAGAGAACCTTCCGAAAAGTAAACCCCCGGCGGGGAAAAAGGTTTCCGGTTTTCTTTTCTCCAAAATAAACCTACTCCTGAAGATTTTTGGAGATTTACAAAATAAACCTACTCTGAAATAATCTCCGAATTTACAGAATCGGTCGGCTTTCGGGGGTTTTCCGAATTTCCCAAAAAGGGGCCGAAGGGGCCAAAGGCGGACGGGGCCGAAGGGGCCAAAGGGGCCGAAGGCGGACGGGGCCAAAGGCGCTTCAAGGCGGACGGGGCCGAAGGGGCCAAAGGCGGACGGGGCCGAAAAAGAAAAGGGGCGAGAACCTTTCGGCCCTCGCCCCCTTCCGCCGACTTTCGTCTATCCGGAAAGTTTCGCCGAAAAATCCCGAACGAGGCGGATATTTTCCCGAAGGAAAAAAGTCTCGTTTTCGAGAGTTTCGAATTTTCCGTTCCGAATCGAGTTTCCGAGATTTTCGGCTCTTTTCGAGATTTCCTCGGAAAGGGCGAGAAGGCGGAGTTTCGCCGTTTCTCGGACTTTCGCCGAATATATTTCCCGGATTTCGGACATCCGAGCCGTCGAAGAATTCTCGACTCCCGTCCGTTTCGTCGCCTTCGCCGAGCTTTCGGCTTTCGCCGTTTCCCGGATTTCCTTCGGCGTTTTGCCGATTTTCGTCGTTTCGGACATTTTCGCGTCCTCCGTTTCCGTCCGAATTCGAAACTCCGCCCGCTTCCGGAAAATCCGGATTCCGGGGAAGCCTTCGAAAGGGAAACCCCCGGGGGGTCGAAAAGGTTTCCGGTTTTTTCGCTTTTTCGAGGGACTTTCGGCGGTTTCGGCGAAAAGGAAAGAAAACGGAGGAAAAACGAAGGCCTTTGGGGAATTCGGCGAAAGGGAAGTCGAAACTCCGTTTCGGGGGAAACTCCGTTTCGGGGGAAACTCCGTTTCGGGGGAAACTCCGTTTCGGGGGAAACTCCGTTTCGGGGGACCCCCTCGATTTTCCGAAAAGGCGGAGTTTCGGGGATTGGCTGACCTTCTTTTTAAACAGACATAAAATTCTATGGTTTTAAGGTTTACACACATTACAC